GACAGCTACGCATGTACGAAGCAGCAACAGTGGGCAGTGGGCGCATCTTTGCCTTTGATCACTTTGGTTCTATTCAGACTGACGAGATACTGTCTCGTGTTAGGTACATGGTCAAGGCACTTGACTGTAAGTACATAGTGATAGACCACTTGAGCATCCTCGTATCAGGTTTGGAAGGTGAGGACGAGCGCAGGAACATCGACAAGATGATGACCCAGCTACGCTCACTGGTCGAGGAGACACAGTGTTGTATGCTTCTGGTATCACACTTACGCCGTGCCTCTGGTGACAAGGGGCAAGAGCAGGGTGTACAGATTAGTCTGTCCATGCTACGTGGCTCACACAGTATTGCACAGATTAGTGACGCAGTGATTGCTATGGAGCGTGACCAACAGGCCGTTGACCCTACGGTTGCCAACACTACGACCATACGTGTACTCAAGAACAGGTACGCAGGTGAAACAGGTGTGGCTACCTTCCTGCTGTATGACCGTGACACGGGGCGTATGCAGGAGATTAGTGACCCCAACCAAGAAGACTTAGACACAGTAGACATTGAGGAGTACCTATGATTAGACTAAACAAAACGAAACTATGGAAGGGACAATATGTTTCTATCCGTGATTACGAAGTTGATAAAGCAATACGTGCGGGTGGGTTACTACTTACACATGATGGAAATAAAATGACAATTACTCCTGATAAACTAAAAGAACTTAGTCCAAATGAGGACATACAAAAATCAAAATTTGGAAAGAACTATCGACTGGTTGACATCAAATGGAGTCCTGATAATGAAACTTAAACCGATAGAGGGCGCAGTGAACATCCAGTTTAGCCGCCAGCGTTACGAAACATCTGACGCACCAGCCAAGGACATTGTGATTGCCTACCTCAAGCGTAATGGTCACGAGATTCTTGACAGCAAAGAAGATTTTTCTGTTGACATCAAGTCAAAGAAAGGCGATAATACATACTTCAGCGAGGTTGAAATCAAGTACGGTTGGAAGGGTGATTGGAACCCTGACTGGAAAGAGATACGCATACCGTATCGCAAGCACAAGCTGATTAACAAGGTGGCTGATGCAGATGGCTTCTTCAACTTCTACATCCTACGTGCTGACCGCAAAGCAGCGTGGCGCATCAAGGATAACGTGGTTGCGGAGTCAGATGTGCGTGAGGCAAAAGGACGTAACATTGTGAAGGGCGAACACTTCTTTCACATCCCATACAAGAAAGCAGAGTTGATAAATTTTGACTAGGTTATTAAAAGTTTGTAAGGTTTGCGGTAAAGAAAAAGATATACGAAAGTTTATAACTGATACTCGCTTCCCAACTGGACGAGGGGGTAACTGTTTTCGTTGCCATAAGAAACTAAACAAACAACAGAAGAAAGATTATTGGAAGTGAAATTTAGATTTTTTAAATATAAAGGATACTTTGGATTCGGAATCAAATGGGACAGAGGTTCGCTTGTCCACTACAGTTTTAAATATCATAAGTGGTGGCGAAGTTTCTTAAAAGCGTATGACCATTACCGATGGGCAAAAGGAATCGAGAATGAAAAGAATAGTAGTTGACATAGAGACAGACAGCCTTGATGCAACGATCATACACTGTGCCGTTATCAAGGAAGGGGATAAGGTATACACTTATACACCTGACAATCTGTCTGATTGTGTTGCACACATAGAGGCCGCAGACATCGTTGTAATGCACAATGGTGTGTCTTTTGATGCCCCTGTACTCAAACGTATTCTAAACGTAGACATACCACTGAATAAGATTAGAGACACGTTGATACTGTCGCAGATGGTAAGCCCTGTGCGTGATGGTGGACACTCCCTTGAGGCATGGGGTAACTCTCTTGGCTATCCTAAGATAGACTACCAAGACTTTACATGCTACACAGAAGAGATGTTGAAGTATTGTATTCGTGATGTCGAGATAACTGACAAGGTTTACAAAAGTCTAATACCAAGCTTAAAGATGTTCAGTCCACGCTCAATCAAACTTGAGCATCAGATACGTGCAGTCATAGACCAGCAGGAACGTAACGGCTTTCAGCTTAACATGCAGGAAGCTATGCTTCTGATGGGCAGACTGTCGGACGAGGCTGAAGTCATTAAGTCTGACCTACAGAGAAAGTTCCCACCAATTACAGAGGTGAGGTACTCAGACATAACAGGTAAGCGTCTAAAAGATAAGGTTACTATCTTTAACCCTGCATCACGCAAGCAGATTGCGGAGCGTCTGTCTGAGCTTGGATGGGAGCCACACGCTTACACTGATAAGGGACATGCAATCGTATCAGAGGAAGTCTTGGAAAAGGTAGACATACCAGAGGCACAGCTTGTTGCAAGATATCTTCTACTAGAGAAACGAGTGTCCCAAATCAAGTCGTGGATTGAGGCCGCAGATGATGATGGTAAAGTACACGGCAGAGTATTAACCCTGCGAACTATCACAGGAAGGATGGCACATACGTCACCTAACATGGCGCAAATCCCTGCAGTGTACTCGCCCTATGGAAAGGAGTGCAGAGATGTGTGGACTACCAGTTGCAATCGCAATGTGCTTCTTGGTTGTGATGCCTCTGGCTTGGAGCTTAGATGCCTAGCTCATTACATGAACGACTCAGAGTTCACCAGAGAGGTGATAGAGGGCGATGTTCACACAGC